AAAGCAACTATTGGACGGTACTGCTTCTGCACAAACAATCAACCACTTTTTAAAAGCGGGGTCTAGTAGAGAAAAACTAGAACACCAAAAGCTTGAAAAGGACAATCAACTACTCAAAGCTAAGGTCGAAGCGCTAGAATCTGCAAAACGAGTCGAAGAACTGTACTCGGAGGCACTTCGGGCTATGCGTACGTATGCTGGCCAAGACGAAGAAGAGGTTGAAGGCGAAGAACTAGATTTGTATGATTACTAGAACATACCGAGAGGCAGTTAACTGTCAAGACTTCAATTCGCGCTTTGACTACCTTAAGTTAGGCGGAGAAGTTGGTTCGTCTACGTTTGGTTTCGATCGATGGATCAACCAAAAGTTCTATAAGTCGCGCGAGTGGCGAAGCACTAGGGACTTTGTGATTGTTCGTGATGGAGGATGCGACTTGGCTGTGCCAGGTTACGAGATCTATGACTCAATTCTTGTACATCACATAAACCCTATGGTTGCAGAAGACATTGTCAACGGAGACGATTGGATTCTAAACCCCGACTATTTAATTACGACCACCCAGGAAACGCACAACGCAATACACTACGGTAGAGACATCACGCTACCGAAAGTTGTCGTTGAGAGAGCGCCTGGAGACACATCACTTTGGTGAAAGGAGCTCACATGAGCTACCAATCCACCATCGTTACTAGCTAGGAGCGGTCACGATGGAGAACAGTATATTGACTGGGACCAAAAAGATCTTAGGACTTGACGAAAGCTACACGGCGTTTGATCAAGACGTGATTGTACACATTAACTCAGCATTCTCCACCGTAAATCAGTTGGGGTTTGAACCTACTGGGTTTGTCATTGAAGATGCCGACGCTACCTGGAGCGATCTTGCTCTTTCAACGGAAGTTACAAGCATGGTTAAGACCTATATTTACCTGAAAGTCCGAGTGGCGTTTGATCCACCGGGAACAGGTTTCTTGTTGGACTCAATGAACAGCCAGATTGCAGAGCACGAGTGGCGGCTTAGTAACTACCGCGAACTCGATATTTTAGAAAGCGAGGCTTAGCCATGGAGTTAGGTAAACCTATCCCAATGAATGACGTAGAAGACTACCTGGAACACTACGGTGTAAAGGGTATGCAGTGGGGTAAGCGGCGGTCTCGAGAGGCTTTAGCAAAAGCTGCTGCAAAGCGAGAAGAAAAGCGATCCCCAGAACAACGTGCAGATCGCGCTAAGAAAGTAGAGCGAACTAAGCTAGCGGGAAGTCGTAGGACTCTTTCGGATTCAGACTTAGACGCAATTGTTGAACGCATGTCAAAAGAGAAAAAGCTTAAGGATCTCGTTAGAGAAGATACGTCATCTACCGGTTCAAAGTTTGCAAAAGACATTTCTTCTGCGGCAGGTAACAAGCTTGCTAGAAACTTAGCTGTTGGTGCTGCAGCTGTCACGTCAGCCGTCATTGCCAATAAGCTCAACAATAAATTTGACATTGCCAAAAAAGCTGGCATTACACCAGAGAAGGCTATAAACCTCGTGACCAAAGCCGGAAAGGGTTAACCATGAATGAGTCTGAAGTTGAAAACTTCCTTTCACACTACGGTGTAAAGGGTATGCAGTGGGGTAAGCGACGGTCGAGGTCTGAACTTCGATCTGCTGCCTCAGCAAAGAAAGAACAAATTAAAAACACCCCAAAAGGTGAAGTAGGAAAGAAAGTTGCAAAGGCTGCAGCCGTTGCGTCTATTGCTGCAGGAGCGGCGTTTGTTGGTCACAAACTTGGGGGCAAAGACAAAGTCTCCATTAAACTTGCAAACAAGTATGCCAACGAGCAAGCATCAAGGACTCTCATTAACCGAGGTTCTAAGTATGCTAAAGACTCATTTGACCTTTCAATGTTGATGAAAGACGGGGAAGGTGTCAGCTACGGATGGGGTACAAGTTTGCCGGCAATCGGCAAAGGTGGCCTTGCCTTTATTAAGTAGTCAATAAAGAGTAGGACAAGATGGACGAAACAGAATTAAAACACGAAGTTACTGAGTTCCTTGCACACTACGGTGTAAAGGGTATGAAGTGGGGTCAGCGACGAGAAGCACAACGAGCTGCCAACGCCAAGGTTCAAGAAGCAAAAGCTACACTAAAGAGTGCTAAAGCTGTTCGTAATGAAGGGCGAAAGTCAGCTGCGCTAAGCGTTGCTAAAAAAGCTGCCGTTGCCACAGCAGTTGTTGCTGGTGCAGCAGTGGCTGCAAGCATCGTTTCTAAGAGTGGTGGAAAACCAGCTAGCTCTATCTCAGGCGTTTCGCCCACTGGGCGGCCTTTGTTTTCGGCTAGTGGCGTCAGCGCAAAAACCGGTAAGAAATGGCTTATTGAAACAAACAGCGGAGAGGCCTTTGACATGATGACAAAAGAACTGGCAAGTCGTAACAGATAGGTTTAGTTAATGCGGGCACAAAAGAAAGAGTAGGACACCATGCGTGAAACAGAATTACAACACGAGGTTACGGAATTCCTTGCGCACTACGGTGTAAAAGGTATGCAGTGGGGTAGGCGACGATCTAGAGAGTCTTTAGCAAAAGCTTCTTCAAATCGTTCTGAAAAGAATTCGCCAGATCAAAAAGCCAATGCGAAACAGGTAAAGAAAGAACTAAAGGCCGACAACAAGTGGGCAAAGAAAGCCACGACTATGAAAGCCCAGGTAGCTGTTTACAACAAGACCGCTGAGCTGATGAATAAGGCGGGCTTAGGTAAGACTAACAGCGACCCTAGGTTTAAAGGCAAGCAGCCTCTGTCAGGAAACAACATCCCGCTCCGTCAAGCGTATTTAGACACCGTCAGTTCGACGGCCAACAAGTACGCGGCCAAAGCACACAAAGAACTACATGGCGATAGCCCCAACGGTAGAGTACAAGTCAAATACTCTTATGACAGCAAACGTGGTGTTGTGGCTAACGTAAGTAGTCATGGAAAAGTGGAGCACTCGGCCGCGCCAAGCGGGCTGCACGTCCTCGTAAAAAACGGCTACATCACAAACATCGGGATGGCAAAACTGCCCAGCAATGAATAGTCATACACAAACGGAAAGGCCTAATGGAACTATCAAATACAGCTACACCGAAGTACTATGCGGCCTACCGTGAAAAAGTGTTAAGCGGCGAGATTGTTGTAAACAAGCAGATCTCTCAAGAGATGAATCGGATCGACGACTTGGTCAGAGATCCAAATGTTTGGTACGACGATCTCGCCGTCGAGGGTTTTGTTAAGTATTGCGAAACAGAACTAACACTTACAGATGGTACGGACCTACATCTGCTCGAAACGTTCAAAGTTTGGGCAGAACAAGTCTTTGCTTGGTACTACTATGTTGAACGAGAAGTATACAATCCTAAGTTAAACGGTGGCGCTGGCGGGCGGGAAGTTAAGTCCGTTAAAAAGCGACTCACCTCTAAACAATACCTAATCGTTGCCCGTGGGGCGGCCAAGTCAATGTATGCCATGTGCCTACAGGCCTACTTCCTTAACGTCGATACCACGACCACACATCAGATCACTACGGCCCCGACTATGAAGCAGGCGGAGGAGGTAATGTCCCCCTTCCGCACCTCCATCACCAGGGCCCGTGGCCCCCTCTTTAAGTTCCTTACCGAGGGATCTCTGCAGAACACTACCGGCTCTAGGGCCCAGCGAACCAAGCTCACCCCAACCAAGAAGGGTGTGGAGAACTTCCTTACCGGATCTATGCTTGAGGTTAGGCCTATGGCCATCAACAAACTCCAAGGGCTCCGGCCAAAGATCTCTACTATTGATGAATGGTTGTCCGGGGACATCAGAGAAGATGTTGTTGGGGCAATTGAGCAGGGCGCTTCAAAGATGGATGACTACTTGATCATTGCTATCAGTTCTGAAGGAACGGTTCGCAACGGTTCAGGTGATACTATCAAAATGGAACTAGCTTCTGTACTCAACGGTGACTTTGATGCGCCACATGTCTCTATCTGGCACTACAAACTTGACGACGTAGAGGAAGTGTCTGATCCCGCCATGTGGATTAAGGCAAATCCCAACCTCGGAAAGACCGTGACCTACGACGTGTACCACCAAGACGTTGAACGGGCCGAGAAAGCACCTGCCTCTCGGAACGACATTCTAGCAAAACGGTTTGGGCTACCCATGGAGGGCTACACATATTTCTTTACTTACGAAGAAACTATGCCGCACCCACCTCGCACTTTTTGGCAACTACCTTGTGCGCTAGGTGCCGACCTATCTAGAGGTGACGACTTCTGTGCGTTTACGTTCTTGTTCCCATTTGAGAACTCGACGTACGGCGTTAAGACTAGAAGCTACATCACCTCACTCACACTTATGAAACTGCCTGGGGCTATGCGTCACAAGTACGAAGAGTTCATCGGAGAAGGAAGTCTACAAGTCCTTGACGGAAACGTGTTGGACATGATGGAAGTCTACGATGATTTAGATCTCTTCATTATACAAGAAGAGTATGACGTTCGAGCATTGGGTTACGACCCTTACAACGCTAAGGAGTTTGTCACTAGATGGGAAGGAGAAAACGGTCCTTTTGGGATTGAAAAGGTCATTCAAGGTGCAAAGACGGAATCTGTACCTCTGGGTGAATTGAAGATTCTTTCAGAAGAACGGAAGCTAATCTTTGACCAACAACTCATGGCGTTTGCTATGGGGAACGCCGTTACGCTAGAAGACACGAACGGAAACCGAAAGCTTCTTAAGAAAAGAGCCGAGGAAAAGATCGACAACGTCTCGGCGTTGATGGATGCCTACATAGCCTACAAAGCTAACAAGGACACGTTCGAATGATCCATCTATATTTACAGAACAAGGAGGTGATTCAGGTTGCCGGTATTTGACAGAGTAAAAAGCGCGTGGAATGCGTTCACTAACGATGACAGAAAGAGAGCGTCTGGTAATACACAATACGCTCAAATGCTCGGACCAAGTAACTATTACCAACCGTCCCGAAGCAGACTTTCGGTGTACAGCAAAAAGTCAATTGTTACCGCGCTATACTCCCGAATTAGCATTGATACAGCAGCACTAGACATCAAGCACATTAAGGTTGACGACAAGAACCGATACAAGGAAACTTTGGAGTCGGGACTTAACGATAGATTAACGTTTGAATCAAACATTGACCAAGCACCAAGAACTTTCATTCAGGATGCAGTCATGACAATGTTTGACACTGGCGTTGCAGCTATCGTAGCAGTCGAGACTACAGCAAACCCTTCTCTCAACGCGGACTACGATATTTTAGAGTTGCGTGTCGGCGAGGTTAAAGAATGGTTTCCAGAGCACGTAAGAGTTTCAGTCTATGACCAAAGGCTTGGCCGCAGGCGCGAGATCATCCTACCTAAGCGGAATGTTGCTATTGCCACAAACCCGCTATATTCTGTGATGAACGAACCAAACTCCACTCTTGCTAGGTTGATTCATAAGCTCGACCTTCTTGATCAGATCGACGATGCATCTGGTTCTGGAAAGCTTGACCTTATCATTCAGCTGCCCTACGTCATCAAGTCAGAGGCTAGAAAGCTTCAGGCTGAGAGTAGGCGAACCGATATTGAGATGCAGCTCAAGGGCAGCAAGTACGGTATTGCTTACACAGATGGTACTGAGAAGATTACACAACTCAACCGACCTGCAGAGAACAACCTTATGGGTCAGATCGAGTATCTCACAACTATTCTTTACGGACAACTTGGTGTTACCGAAGACATCATGAACGGTACTGCTAGCGAATCCACAATGCTTAATTACTTTAATCGGACCATTGAACCTGTCGTTCACGCGATCACTTCAGCAATGCAGCGATCGTTTATTGGGGAGATGCGCACGGATCAGAAAGAGCGGGTTTCGTTTTACCGAGACCCCTTTAAGCTGGTTCCTGCTGCACAGCTTGCCGATATTGCCGACAAGTTCACTCGCAATGAGATCTTCACTGCGAACGAAATCCGTCAACTCATGGGCGTCCCACCTTCGGATGATCCAAAAGCGGACAAGTTGGTAAACAGTAACATGCCACAACCTGAGGGAGAAAAACCTTCAGAATTAACAGATGACACATCATCGAAAGGACCAGATACCTATGGCTGACGAAGCCGACTTCAGTGGTTGGGCTACAAAAGCTGGCCTGAAGTGCTCTGACGGTCGAACCATCATGCCGGATGCTTTTGCGCATCAGGATACGGTGAAGGTTCCTCTCGTTTGGCAGCACGGACATAATGATCCAGTAAATGTACTGGGACACACGATTCTCGAGAACCGCAAGGATGGGGTGTATGCTTACGCATATTTCAACGATACTCCTGCGGCCGAGCACGCCAGGGGGCTCGTTGCACATGGAGACATTAACTCTCTCTCCATTTGGGCGAACGAGCTTGTTGAGCGTTCTGGCCGTGTTCTCCACGGTATTATCCGTGAGGTGAGCTTAGTGCTTTCGGGTGCAAACCCTGGCGCGCTCATTGAGAATGTTTCAATCCGCCATGCGGATGGAGACGAGTATACCCTCGGCGACGAGGCCATCATCCACACCGGAATGTCTTTTGAGCTTGTACACGAAGCCTCTGATGACTCTGATGAAGAAACCATAGCTGACGTCTATGAGTCAATGAGCGAGAAGCAGAAACAAGTGCTTTATTTTATGCTCGGCGAAGCATTAAAAGGCGAAAGTCCCAAAGAGCTCAAACAGAGCGCTTATGAACTAGAAGACCAAGACCAGGAAGGATCAGACATGTCTGACGAACTTATCCACGAAGACTCTGACGATGAAACCGTTGCCGAAGTCTACGAATCAATGAGCGAGAAGCAGAAGCAAGTGCTTCACTTCATGCTCGGCGAAGCGCTAGAATCCGGAGAGCTCAAGCAGAGCGCTGTTGAATACGAAGAAGAAGAATACCACGAAGAGGCAGCACCGCTGGTGCACGCCGCAACCCAAGTTACAAAGGAAGAGGAAATGTCACACAACATCTTTGAGTCGGATACCCCCGCTGCAGCAAAGCTTTCGCACTCGGCAGCCCAGGGCATCATGGCGGATGCCACAAAGTCCGGTTCGCTTCGCGAAGCCGTTGAGACTTATGCCCTTGCTCACGGTATCGACAACATCGATGCTCTGTTCCCAGATGCCAAGGCCATTGATGGCGTTCCGGAGTTCCTCCAGCGCCGCGTTGAATGGGTTGCCTCGTTCCTCGGCGCAACTCGCAAGAGCCCGTTCTCGCGGATCAAGACGCTCCACGCTGACATCACCGTTGACGAAGCCCGTGCAAAGGGTTACGTGACCGGCGCAATGAAGAAAGAAGAGTTCTTCTCGGTCTCGAAGCGCGTCACCGTTCCGACCACGATCTACAAGAAGCAGAAGCTTGATCGTGACGACATGATTGACATCACCGACTTCGACGTTGTCACCTGGCTCAAGGGTGAGATGCGTCTGATGCTTGACGAGGAGATTGCTCGCGCAGCCCTCATCGGTGACGGACGTGACGTCTCGCACGAGGACAAGATCAATGAGGGCAACATTCGCCCAATTGCTACGGACCACGAGCTCTACACGACCACGGTCAACATCAACATCAAAGATGATGGTTCCTCCGCTCAGGAGATCATCGACGCTATCATCCGCAACCGGAAGCACCTCAAGGGCTCCGGTACGCCGACGATGTACACCACCGAGACCATCATTGCTGAATTCCTCCTGTTGAAGGATTCCCTTGGTCGTCGCATCTATGCCGACCTTGGTTCGCTTGCACGTGAACTCCGCGTCACGGCAATTGTTCCGGTAGAAGTGATGGAAGAAGAGCAGGATCTGGTTTGCGTCATCGTTAACCCGAGCGACTACATCATGGGCGCAACCCGTGGTGGAGAAATCACGATGTTCGACGACTTTGACATCGACTACAACCAGCACAAGTACCTGATCGAGACCCGCATGTGCGGTGCACTCGTCAAGCTGAAGAGCGCCATGTGCGTCCGCAGCGTTGAGGCAGGCGACACGCTTGTTGCGCCAGCACCGGCGTCCTTTGACGAGTCCGCTATGACGGTCACGATCACCGACACCGAGGGTGTTGTCTACCGAGACGGTGACGGAAACACGGTCACCAATGGTGGCGGACCTTACACGGTTGTTGTTGACACGGCGTTCACGGTTAACGCCGAGGCTGAAGCAGGATACTACTTCGCCACCAACGCTGACGACTCCTGGACGTTCTTCGTCCGTAGCTGATTGTAGAGGCAACGATGGCACGATATTTCGGCGAAGTCGGATACGGTGCCACCACCGAACAACCTCCGGCTTCCGGGGTGTGGGTAGATCAGATTACCGAAGTCTCGTACTACGGCGATGTGATCCGAAACACTCGGAAGTCGGAGTCCGGTGAAAGCCTAAACAACGATATTTCGGTTGGTAACTCAATTAGCATTGTAGCTGACGAGTACGCCGTTGCACACTTTTTCAACATTAAGTATGTACGATGGTCGGGGGTTCTCTGGACAGTTAGTTCTGTCGAAGTGAAGAGCCCCCGACTCGTACTGTCGCTTGGAGAGGTGTACAATGGGCCAACGGCTTGATTTACAAGTTATCCTTGTTGGGCTACTTGGCTCCAGTCACGTATACTTCCAACCCCCGCCGAGTATCTCTTTGTCCTATCCTTGTATAATCTACAAGCGTCGGGACGAGAAAGTTACTCACGCGGGTAATCTACCTTACAATAGACGCAAGCAGTATGAAGTCACAGTAGTAGATCAAAGTCCAGACAGCTTAATCGCTGAAAAGATTGCCGATCTACCACTGTGTGTCTACGACAGACGCTATGCTGCTGACGGACTAAATCACGACGTTTACAAACTTTTCTTTTAGGAGGAAAAACTATGGCTACCCTTACATGGGATGCTTCCGGTCAGCGCTTTTACGAAACAGGCGTAGACCACGGAGTACTATACCTTCCAGACGCTAATGGAGCATACTCCAACGGCGTTGCCTGGAACGGTCTCACGAGTGTGTCGGAGTCGCCCACGGGCGCCGAGCCAACCGCTCTGTACGCAGACAACATCAAGTACCTTAACCTTTACTCTGCAGAAGAGTTTGGTGCAACCGTGGAGGCTTACACATACCCGGACGAGTTCGCTCAGTTCGACGGTCTGTACACTCCCGAAGCTGGTATTAGCATCGGTCAGCAGAGCCGCAAGTCCTTCGGGCTTTCGTATCGCACAAAGATCGGAAACGACATTGAGGGCGACAGCTACGGCTACAAATTGCACCTCATTTACGGCTGCACCGCTAGCCCGTCGGAGAAGGCGTACAACACAATCAATGACTCACCTGAGGCTATTACCTTCAGCTACGAGGTCTCCACGGTTCCCGTGGCAGTCACCGGCGCGAAGCCAACCTCCCTTGTGACCATTGACTCCACCAAGGTGGACCCCGACGCCCTTGCCGGCCTCGAGTCCGCCCTATACGGTACCGCAGGCACCGACCCGTCCCTCCCGCTCCCCGACGTCGTGGTTGCCTACTTCGCCGGCACCATCACCGTGGTGACCCCTCCATCGCCGACATTCAACGGCACGGATACCCTCACCATCGCCGACGCTGCCGGTGTTACCTACCATGACAACACCCAGGGTGGCACCCTGATCGAGGTGGGTTCCTACACCATTGCCGAAGACACCATCGTTCAGGCCCGTCCTACCGCTGGCTTTGTCTTCCCGCCGGTCGTCGATGCCGAGTGGCTCTTCGAGTACAGCGACGGAAACTAAGATAGCTATTGGAGACTAGAGAATGTTAAAGATTATTATACCAGCCGAAGAACTGTTTGACGAAGTTACTATGACTTTTAAAACTGTTCCGGAGGTTGTTGTCGAGCTTGAGCATTCTCTAGTCTCGCTATCAAAATGGGAGTCAATTCACGAAAAGCCTTTCTTAGGCAACGATGAAAAGACTGACGAAGAAATCTATAGTTACATTGGGTCAATGTTTCTTGACGATTTGTTAGACCAAAACGTGATCACTCGGATGACCCAGGAGAACATTCAATCGGTTAACGACTACGTTGCTGCGGCACACACTGCAACAACGTTCTCTAACCAGAAAGAATCTAAATCTGGGTCGTCCGAGGTGATTACGTCTGAATTAATCTACTATTGGTTGGTTGCTTTGGAAATTCCGTTCGAAGTGCAGACCTGGAACCTCAATCGCCTATTCACCCTTGTCCGAATTGCCAACATTAAGAACTCGGGTGAAGAAAAGAAGATGACGAGGGGCGAGATTGCTGAAAGAAACAGGAAACTCAACGAAGAGCGACGAAAGAAGCACCAATCGAAAGGATAGGAGGCCTAATGGCACGCATCACATGGAACGACATTGGTTCAAGAGAGTTCTCAACCGGAATTGATCGCGGAGTCTTCTATGACAATGAGAAACGTGGATACGCCTGGGACGGTTTGATCTCGGTTTCGCAGTCTAACACCACAAAGATCGAGTCTATTTACTACGATGGTTCAAAACTTAAAGACATAGCAGTTATGGGCGAGTACAAAGGTTCTATTACTGCATACCAGTACCCGGAAGAGTTTGAAAAGTGCCAAGGTATTACAGAGGACATTCGTACAGGCGTTTTTGTAACGAACCAAAGCGTGGAGACGTTTGGACTCACCTACCGCACGCTTTACGGGAACGACGTGGAAGGTTTAGCACATTACCGCATTCACGTTGTATACAACTTAACTGCAATTCCCAAAGACATAGAGTATAATACAATTTCAGACGATTTAGACGCCATAGAGTTTGCGTGGAACACCACTGCAGTTCCTGAAAGAGTTGCTGGGCTACGGCCAACAGCACACATTATTCTCGATAGCCAAAAGATAAACCCAGGTCTTCTTAGCGACGTAGAGGATATTTTGTATGGCTACGAAGATGCCGAACCAACGCTTCCCTCCATGCTTGCCTTGCTTGCACTGCTGAACACATGGGACCGCCTCCTTATTTTAGATAACGGTGACGGAACCTGGCGGGCTATCATTACCAACGAGGACGACTACAAGGATCTCGGCAACCACGAGTTTGAAATCTATGCTGAGAATGTTGTATATTTAGACGAATACACCTATGAAGTATCTAGTAGTGATAGATTTACGGAGGACATATGACCACTATTACAGGTTTTACCAGCGAACGTATGCTGGGCATTGAAAACAACACTGTTGTTTCTGGCGTCATCAGTGGTGACGATCTTATTCTTACAAAACACGATGGTACAACTGTCAACGCAGGTGATGTTCGTGGGCCTGTTGGACCCCAGGGTCCAGAGGGAGAGGTTACTACCGAGAACCTAAACTCGGCAATTGATGGCGTAAACACAGCCGTTAGTGCTAATACCTCTGCCATTGCGCAAAACACTTTGGACATTGCGAACGTGGAAGACATTGCATATGAAGTTGCCGACCGACTTCCAGCTGGCGTGGTGAGCATG